CCAAGAAGAGGTTCGCAGGCGCGTCCAAATACAGGTGGGCGCGTCGCTCGAGCGGATTTCGGGACTGTACGACATACCAATGGAGCGTCTCGTGAAAGACACCGCGAACCTAGATCTCACAGGGTGCCGGGGCGTTCTCGCGACCGGCGCGCGATGTCTCAAGATACCGGGCGAGAGCGGGTTCTGCAAATTTCACACACCCGGGCCGACTTGCAAGGGGTGTACGGCCACAGGCAAGCCGTGTAAGCGCAAAGCCTCTAGTGGTTTCTGCACCAAACACGCCGATCAAGCCCCGATCGGGGAGCAGGCCGACCTCAAAGCTCCATGGGAAACTTAGAGAATTCGGCCTCTCTAAAATTAATGAATAAGTCTGAACTTCTTCTCGCGAGTCTGATCCGGTTCTTTGAAGTCCCGGAGAATCGCGAGAAGCTGCACTCCATTTTGGGTCGGGCCGCCAAGCCCCAAACCCCTTCGCTTCGCAAGCTCGAGTGGTTCGTCACCAACTACTCGAAAAATCAACACGTGTCTTATACGGCCCCGAACGGCAAGATCTTCACCGTCCACGTCGCCTACAAGTCTAGCCTGGACGGATACTCGAAGAAGCTCTTCGACCCGTTCTGCCGGACGGCCCGCATCGAGTTCCAGGGTCTCGTGACGACGGTCGCACAGCTCAACTTCATTCGCTGGTGCATCACGAACGGCATCATCGAGTATCTTCAAGAGGAGCTTAAATGTAAGGCAGAGAAGCAAATCCACCCTGAAATTGAAGCAGAGTGTATCCATAGTAAAACATATACAGATTGTATCCATTCGTGATCTGGGTCGCATAGCTCGGATTGAATGTCAAGGCGAGCGTCGTTGTTTGTGAATTAAGCTTTGCGAAATTGAGATAGCCGCCCTGATTATATTCCTTAGGGTTTAGGCCGAACGAATACGTATAAATATTTTTTGAAGGAATACTCAGTCCATGTTCCATAGGTTGCTTGAACGAATAGTACAGCGACCCCTGGAACGTACTCAGAATATCGACATTATTTAAAGTAATTTTGGCGGTGTTAATCACGTCGACGAAGCGCGTCGTGCCTGATGGGAACGTCAGGTTGATGCCGGACGAGATGTAGTTCGTCGTATAGCCGTAGTTATAGCGCGAGTCGGCGTACCTGGCGTTCGTCGGGTCCTCGTACGCTTTATTTCGAAAGAACCATGCCATCGTCTGGATGGGGTAGTTGGCCGTGAGCTGAAGGGACGGGTTGTTCTGGGTGAACGTGAGACCGGCCTCCTTCTGGACGCGGTTCACTATGTACTTGAGCGGTGTGTTCTGGTAGTGCAACTTTTCTTCATTCCCTAAAAGGATCTCCTCTGTGATGAGCTTTGGATTGATAAAGTCGACGACGGACGCAGCGTTCGACCACCACGTGTACGGGTGGAACGTAAAACGCACGTACAACTTCTGGTTCCACATGGCGCACAGCGGAAAGTATGGCCGGCGTAGGCGTTCGCGTGCTTTGTTCGCATGGGAGTGCCGGCGGCAGAAAAAGAACTCGAGCGGGATCACGACGTCTCCACCGACGGCCGCGTTCGATGCGAGTGCGACCTGCATAGCCTTTTGCTCGTCGGCGTCGAGCAAAATCTGATCCCGAATTATGTACCAGTCGTCATAGAGCGTCTCGATCGTCGCTTCATTGACGAGCAGATCGACCTGCTTGAGAAAGGCCCGGCCACCCTCCGGTGAGTAAATGTTGCCGGTCGGAAGAGCCGGGAGAGTCACCTTGAGGTACATGTTCGAAAGGAGATGACCCATCTCGGTCGGCTTGAGCTCGACCTGGACTACTTGATTCTGATAGTAAGGGTGAGGCGGGCCGAGTGGAATGACGCGCTGAAACATGACGAAGTTGGAGTGCTGCTTAAATGCCGGATTCCACTGCGATTTAGTCGCGTCGTCCGTCAGAAGGTATTCGTCCTGCGGGCCTATGGCCGAAAGCGCCAAGACCGATCCCTGACTGAAACCGCGATTCTTGACCTCAGGAAACTGGAGCGGTGGCTCTGGAAAGAGTCCGACGTCGTTCAGATCCCGGAGCGGCGTGGGATTGCCAATCTGAATATTAGCAGGGGCCTGGATCGACGTTTGGTTCTTGGGACGCGCCAAAAAGCGGCCCGGTGTGTATTCTATCTTGGCATCCGGTTCGTGAATGATGGCCGGGAAGCCCTTGACATTAATCGCCGCGGCATTCTCTGGAATGGAGCCGTCGACCGCCTGGAGCACCGCGGTCGTCACGTAGATGGTGTTGAACTGGCTGCCCTCTTTATTCAACACGTTTTGAGGAATATTCTGATTGAATTCCAGAACCTTCTGTGGCCCAGAGAGCGTCGGGAGGCCCTCGATGATCCAGCCGGCCTTCGTCCCGACCGGCGGCGGCGACGAAAAGTAAAACGTGGGAACCTGCTTAAGAACCTCGTAGTATCCATAAGCGCCCCCTGAACGCTTAATAGCCATGCGGCCCGGTGGATAAAGGGAGGCGGTCGTCACGAAGGTTACGTCATCCGCGACAGACTGGTCCATGTCGCACTGGAAGGTGAAAGACCACGAGTACTCTTCCTCAGCCTTGCCCTTTTCATTTTTGACAGACGTCACGAAAATCTGGCCGCGGAGGCCATTCAGAGAATCTACACCCCACCCGGCGCCTATCGGCGCCACGGGCCAATCCGTCACCGAGTAAAATGTGGCCTCGGTCGGACCCGTCACTTTATAGAATCCACTGATGCCTACGGGGGTCAAGGGCAGGACCTGAAGCATATTCGTAGGCGCGGGTGGAGGTGGCGGCGTAGGGATGGCCGCGGTCGCAGCCACGGTCGCAGCCTTGACGGCCTTTTTAGGATTTCTGAAAAAATCTCCAATTTTGAGACCAAAACTAAGAACCTGATCTTCGAGCGACTTGACCCGCCCGAGTTCAAGGTTAGTAAAATCGATTATGGGCGCTTGGGCCCGTCGCTCAAGCCTTAGTATATCGGCCATAGCTCACTACAAATCACCCAGATTATTCTTCCACAGCTGAACCACGCTCAGGGCCTTCAGTGCGTCGCGGTCACCGGTGCGCTTTGCGATGAGGGCCATCAGCTTGTCCACCTCCTCCTTCGTGTACTGGTACGTCTTGATATCGAGCAGCCTGGACCACAAGTCCTCCGTGTACTTCTCGCGCTTGAGTTGTGTGTGGATCTGGGCCAAAGGCACGTTGAATACCTGCATCCTGGGGGTAATGGCGACGTCCCTGATGAACCTGGCCTTCTCGGACAGCCAGTGAATTTCAGTCTCAAATTCTTTGAGGAGCCAAGCCTTGCGCTTCTTGTAGACGCCTAGGCGGACTTCTATGTAGTCGACCAGGATCTCCTCGGGACTCGCGTACTTCTTGACGGCGCCATTTGGTCCGATGAGGTACATGTTCGAGGTGTGGACCGTCTTCGTCATACCCAGCTCTTTGACCGGGTCATCGCCTCCAAAACCCCAGATGCGGAAGTCGGGTGTCGTTTCGGTCGAGTGATTTTCGAACTTCTGGATCGTGCCCTTTTCGACCAAGTCGTCCAGGTGCTCCTTGAAGTCCTGGATCCACCTGCCCGGTGGGAGTTCGGTCACGTGGAGTTGCGTCCCCTCCTTCACAACCAGACCCTCGAGGACCCACGTGTGTTCCTTCGTCTTCGTCACCTTACCCTTGAAGCCCTTGAAGTGCGGGACCATCGGGACCATCGCCACCTGACCCAGAGCGCACATGATATTGTGCTTGACGATCTCGATGTCGTACGGCGGAACGTAACAACTGAAGCCGGTACCGATGCCCTCGGCGCCGTTCACCAGGATCATCGGCACGACCGGCGCGTAAAACTCCGGCTCGACTTGCTGTCCGTCATCCAACACGTGCTTGAGGACGGCGTTGTCCGCCGGGTCGAAGATCTTGCGCGTCTGTGGCGCCAGCCGCGTGAAGATGTAACGGGCGCTCGCCGCATCCTTGCCGCCAGCCAGGCGCGTTCCAAACTGCCCCGAAGGCTCCAGAAGGTTCAGGTTGTTCGCACCGACGAAACTTTGGGCCAAATTCACGATGGTGCCCTGAAGGCTCGCCTCACCGTGGTGGTAGGCCGTCTGCTCCGCGACGTAGCCAGAGAGCTGCGCGACCTTCATGTCGCTCGTCAGATTCTTCTTGAGGCACGCGTAGATCACCTTGCGCTGCGAAGGCTTCAGACCGTCCGCGACGTGCGGAATCGACCGCTTGATGTCCTCGGCGCTGAAGTTCGCCAGGTCTCGGTGGATGAATTCCGTCACCGGCAGAGCCTTGACGTGGCCGTACGGGATGCCCTTGGGCGGCGAGGCCATGTGTGCCGTGAGCCACTCCTTGCGATCGTCCGCCTGCGACTTGGCGAACGCCAGAGTCATCGACTCGTTCATTTTCGGATCTGAATTGAAGGCGACCGTCAGCCGCTCGATCTGCTTGAAGTACTCGCGGGCCTCAGCCGATGTCGAAGTACCGAGACCCTTGTAGTACTTGACGTTTCCGGAGGAAACTGCCGCGCCTGCGGCGGCGGACTGCTGCGCAGTCCTAAATTCCTCCTCCGTGAAGAACCACACCTTGCCAGCCTTGATGACCGGTGTCACCATGCTGACGACGAATCCCAACCCGATGAGCTGGGGCCAGTACACGTGGAACATGTTGAGGACCAGGCCCTTGATGTGGCTACCGTCCAGATCGGCGTCCGTCATGATCATGAGACGGCCGTAGCGCAATTCTCTCAGTGAATTGTAGACTTTGCCATGCTGGAGCCCGAGGATCTTCTTGAGGCTGGAAAATTCCTCATTATCGGTCACCTGCTTTACAGACGCGTCCCGCACATTGCGCGGCTTGCCCCGGAGTGGAAACACGCCGAAGGCATTGCGGCCTACAACGCTCAGACCGGCAATGGCAAGTGCTTTCGCCGAGTCACCCTCAGTGATAATAAGCGTGCACTCGTGCGAGCGATGAGTACCGGCCCAGTTGGCGTCGTCCAGCTTCGGAATGCCCGTAATGCGCGACTTTTTGGACCCATCAGTCTTCTTGAGCTCCTTCTCGACCAGGGAGAGGCCCTTGGATACCAGATCGTCGAGGACTCCGGATGCCAGGACGTCCTTGATGAATTTTGGTTTGGGGTCAATGGTCTCCGTAATCTTTGAAGTGCACTCGGCCTTGGTCTGGCTCGAGAATGTCGGATTGACGACCACGGCTCGTACGAACACGAAGAGGGCCGCCTTGATCTGAGCCGGCTTGAGCGTCGCGAACCGCTTGTCCTTGACAATCTCATCATTGACCGCCTTGACAACCTTGTCGACATGGCTTCCACCCTTGGTCGTACAGATGCCGTTGACGAAGCTGACCTGCTGGAATCCTCCACTTGCTGAGTGGCCGATGACAATGTCGAAGGAGTCCGTGTGCATCTTGGCGACCGGTACATCACCTAGGTGCATCTTGGCGTACTCTTCGAGTGAATTCACATCTAAAATTTGCCCGTTGAAACGGACCTTGCACTTGGCACACCACATGGCCGCGTCCCATGTGCGTTTTTCGACCAGCTTGAGAAAGTCACCCGGTCCGCCGAAACGCTTCCAGTCAGGTTCGAAACCAACCTTGACGTACACGGGACCGGACACGGATGTGATCTCGGGTTCGCACAGCTTGCTCATATTGTCGGACCAATTTTGCTTGTAAATTTTCTTACCATCAGCAATTTCAATCCAAAATTTACTGGAGAAGACGTTGGCCAGCTTGGCCCCATAGCCGTTCCGACCACCGGTCACGCGCTGCTCGGTGTCATTATAATTGGAGCTCGTAAGGAGGTGGCCGAAAATGAGCTCGGGGATCCATAGTGGTTTTCCATCAGTCCCTTTCTCGGTCGCATGCTTCTTGATCGGAACACAAGCCCCTGAATTTTGAATTGAAATTACTCCACCTTTTTGAATTTCAACCTTGATTTCAGTCACCTTCTTGGGGTGCAGGGAGTGTTGGTCGATCGCATTGACCAGGACCTCGTCGAATATCTTCACCAGTGCAGGGCTAACAGAAAGCTCAGAAA